TTGGGTACGTACCCAAATTTGATAAACGGTATACGTATACCGATTTGCGACAACATAAGGGGATGGGATAACATGAGTATCAGTAAGATTAGAAGCCTTTTTTATAAGTCTGCTCGTGTTTTAGGAGACGTACAAGCCGTTAAGAATGGTACTATAGGTAAACGTGTAGCAAGACGAGCTGCAGGAAGAGCGACCAGCAAACTAATGAAAAACATTTTTAAATAGGCAGTATTCCCCCCTTCTAAATGTGGTATTCTTTACCTAAACCATAAAGGGGGAAAATTACATATGAAGAAATTTACACTTTTTTTTATTGCTCTTATGTGCTTTTCATTAACTGCATGTGGCAGTAATTCAGAATCGTCAAATGATTCGAAACAAAGTAAAAAAACAAATACAGCAGTTAACTCTGAAAAAACTGATGACACAGAAACAACTGAACAAGGAGAGAAAAAAACCTTGTCTGTTGTTGGTGACAGTATTGAAGATCCGAGCGTTGGGAAAGTTACATTGGAGTCTCGAAAAGATTTAAACCAGGTTCTTAAAGTTGGTAATCTAAGCATCTATTTAACCGGTGTAAAAGTTTTAACTGTTACAGAGATGAACGAGGAATACAAAAATGATCTTACTAATTCACTTAAACAAGATTTAGACAAGTTTACATATGCTCAAATAACCTATACCCTAAAAAACAATGAGGCAGATCAAATTAATTGGTCTGGATTTGAATATGCAGTTGTTGACGGTGTTCAAAAGGATTTAGGCTACAATCGCATGATGCGTTACCCTAACCCTGAAAACATCGAAATCCTTGGGAACTCTTCTCAAGAAAATAGCTTCGTAACGGTTCCTGTAACCACATCAACAAAGAAAGTTCGTCTAAAAACGGCCGATGTTATCTTAAGCGATAGAAGCAAAGATAACCGATTAACACATGGAAAAGAAATTGAAGTATCAATAAAATAAAAAAGACCCCTTCACATTGTTTGTGAGGGGTTTATTTATTGTGTGGTCTATGTTTAGAATTAGCTTCAAGCTCCTTTTTCAAGACCTCTACATCCTGTCTTAAAAACAAGGCTGATCGTCCAATCCTTTTAACCGGTATTATTCTTTCTGTATTAATCAATGCACTCATTCGTTGCTTATTAACGTTCAATATCTCAGCAACTTCAGTAGTGCTAAGGACTTCGTTTTTGATGAAGTCCTCAACCTCCTGGCGACCTCTTAAATGAAACTCCATGTTATTTTCTCCTTGAAATCATGTCTTTAATGATGGCATAAATCGTTAACAAAACCATAACAACCATTACTACAGTTGTAAATGAGTTTGTCCAAAATGAGCGTAAGCCAATTGCTGCAACAGACAATAAAATTAATGAAAAGATGAACTTTTGATTTTTCTTCATTTTTTATGCTAGACTGATTATAATGATATTGAGAAGCGAGTTAGTGGCTCGCTTCCCTAATCTCTGGTTAGTCCTTCTTATTTTTCTTCTCGCTATCGTTTGATTGTTGCGCAATCCATCCGATAGAGACGACGTAGAAGATAATTTGAAGGACTTTTATCATATTGTCTAGCATTTCCTCACCTCCTTATACATTTATTATAACATAACTATGTACTTGAGTCTATAGTTTATAAGAAGTTTTTTCAAATAAATAAAACAATTCCCTCGAAAAATTTCGAGGAAACTATTTATTTACTTAAACCATTTTTCCATACTGACCAGACACATAACGACGTTTACCGTTATGAATGATCTCCCAGTATCCTCTAGAGTTGTTTGAACCTCTAACAGACCCAGCGATATCAATTGTCTTACCAAGCCCAATTGTACCTACGTTCTTAGCTTTAATACGGTCAGGTTTGTCCATGATAATTGCAGCGTTTGATACGCCAACAATTTTGATCTTACCAACGGATTTGATGCCTGAGTTAGTGTTTTTAGAAGGTGCAGAAGATGCTTTCTTTCCAAATGTATCAGTACCATACCCTTTATAATTGAATTGAAGGTGTGGCTGATCTACAAACCCTGTCCAATCTCCACCCCATTCAAAACCAATTGATTTGGCATAAGCAATAAATTTCTTAATATCAGATGCACCATAACCATTCCATTTAGTATCAGATTTAGAATAACCACCAGTTGGTACAAAGTCTAATGCTTGTCCTACAAGGTGGTATGATTTCATTGTCTGTGAAGCACCTTTACGAACATTCTCACGTTGCTGTGCTTCTGAACGAATTGTTTCATAGATAAGTACGCCAATTTTGTTTTTCTCAGCGTAATCCATCAACTTTTTAGCAGCTGCTTTTGTGTTATCGCCAAGTTTGTTGATATTGTCCATGTTCCGTTTGTAATAATACATTGTCATATTAAATTCCTCCGTTTTAATTAAATTTAAAAGCCCGCCGATTACTCAGCAGACTTTTCGTTTTGACTTTCATCTTCAATTACTTGTAACTTGTCCTTGATAAATCCAGGGACTTTAACTCCCATTTGTGCAAGGTTCTCTACAATAGATAACCCCTCATTGGCTATGTAAAATAAAACAGTTCCAAACACCAAAACGCCATTTAAATTGCAAATTTGATCTATAATATTGGCCAAGATGACAACAACAAAGCTCATGAACTTCCGCACGTATCCAAACCAAGCGTTTCTTGATCTTAATGTCTTGTCTTTAACAGCCTTAACTACTCCCGTAAACACATCAATAAAGCTTAGAAGTAGCAGTAAATCAAGATATTTTACACCCCCAAACAAATAAGCTTTTGCAATTTCCAAAGTCTCAATATTCAACACCAATTCAATTCCTTTCATTTAGTTATCACCCCCTTTTAGGGCAAAATAAAAACACCTATTCGCTTACAGGTGCTGTTTCCGTTGGAGGTGAACCTTCAATATATTCATCCCCCGTTATTTCCTTGTACTGTTCAGGTGTAATCTTCCCAAATTTAACCGCATCCTTGACCTGTTCTTTCGTCCAATAACCGTCACCGTTGTTGTACCATCCTTTAATGCTTTTGTACCAATCCATTTTAAGAGCCTCCTGTCATTACTTCGTAAGCTAATTGAGCATTTTCCTTTTTAAGCTGTTCACATTTTGCTTGAACAAGCATTAATTCATAAGCTAATCCAGAATCCTGAGATACTAAATCTGACAATTCAATTGTTGTTTCTTCCATATGTCACACTCCTTTATAATACTGGAACTGTTGCATTAACAGATATCTTGCTAATATTAGCCTCACTGTTTACTGTCCCACCAGCTAAATACAGTTCACCATTTGCTCTATAATCCAATCGTAAATAACCGTAAGTCCCGACAGTAGCCACCAGAAACTCAATCGGATTTTTTATCTTTGGCAATCCTGATGCGATGATCGTATTAAACGTAGACTTAAATCCCCCATTAAGCTGAATTTCATCTCCTCCATTTTTAGTTCGGTACCGCAACGGGGATGCAGCGTCAGTTATTGCACCGTTTATTAAAGGAATTGCCGTCCACACACTCGCGATCTGCCCCACTTTTGTGTCTGTATATGCCTTCGCCTCTGTCAACGATTTATCCACCTTCGCCTGTGATCCTTCTACAGATTCAATTTCCCGCCAAGATGTCCATAAATCAGAACTAGCTACTTTATTTCTCATAAATTTCCTTCGACCAGATGATGTTGTGTCACTGCTACTATAGGACGTGTATTCTTGATACGCATACGTGCTGTAGTTATAGACCATTAAGTAACCATTGTTATTTACCGGCGCATTTAATGCTGTTGTTGCACCACTCATGTAATAGAATCCGGTATCTGTAACCGCATTAAAATCGATGCCTACCATATACTGTGCTGCACCGTTGTCCTGAGTCAATTTAAAAAGCTGTCCTGCATTCCATCTATCCTTATCAGCTTTTGATGTATGTCTTTCTCCGTTGTTATCGTGTTGTCGAAAAGCATAATAATCAGCTTGTTTTACATTATCAACTTTATCAAGTCCGAGCTGTGCAGCAGTTACCTTATGAGGATTTGAGGTATCTGAGGTGTGTTTGTCAAAATCCACTTTCTTTGCTTGCACGTCGTTAGTGACAGCCGATAACCCTATTTGTGCTTTTGTTACACCATGTGGGTTGTCTTTGTCATTCAAATGATTATCAAGATTCGATTGAACAGAATCTGCCTTTTCTTGAGCACCCTGTTTTGTTTCGATGTTCTCCAAGTCTTCAAACTTCTTCTTTAAATCGTCAAGCGTTTGAATGGTTGAATCATAAATCTCAATAACCTTTGCTTTCAATGTCTCAAAATCATCAATGTAGTATTCTCCTACTGGTGCAATATCTTGATCCATTAAGCTTTGTGTTACTTCAAAACCAAACTTATGAGCAGACATAGCTTGTTTGTTGCTATAAACCAGTACTAACTCACATTGAAACAACCCATACATCTTAATTTCATCTTCATCGAGAACATATTCAGCAATTCCATTTACTTTATCAACCAATGTAACGTCCCTTACTCTTTTCTTACCATTAGCAGGAACAAGGATCACTTTCCCTGTCACTGCTGATAATGGTAATGGAGCATCATCTTTACGCAAATTGAAAATCAGCTTTGCCGTTCCAACATCTTGAGTTGAAAACTTGAAAGCTGATCTGTATGTACCTTGTGAAACTGTATTAATGTCAAACGTATATGCTGATTTCTTGTAAATCGTTATTACCTCCTTATCTTATAAATGCTATTGCTACACCATATCCCTTATTAGAATCATACGGCTGCTTAATTTTCATGACTGTTAATCCCGTGTTGTCATCTGATTTGGATCCTTTACCATTCTTAGCTATAATCTTATCGCCTGCTTGAACTGTATCATCAATACGTACATGTATCTGTCCAATAAGACCAACAATATGCCACTCATCACGCTCCTGTCGTGAAGTGTAGTCTAATTCAGGATCATAGTCCGGATTGGGCTTAGGAAGGCTTTTCTTTTCAGATTTTATGTTCCCATCCTTATCTGTATATTCAACTTCAGTTTCTTCATAGATCAATCCACCGAAATCATTTCTTAGGTATCTGTCATTCCAATAAAACTCAGCACTACCTAATACAACACCTGCTGTCTCAGAAATAACTCCAAGAATCTCATCACCTTTTAAAGCCTTGCGAATCTTATCTCCTTCAAGGGTTACAAGGTATCCACTTTCAATCTTTTTGCCATCTGCAGATTCAAAATACTCAGCATAGTCCTTGAAGTTTGAAGCACTTTCAACACGACCAACACCTAAGATATTACCGTTTTGTGAGTCTATTTCCCATTTAGTATTAGCTGTAGATGCTTTACCTGTTCCATATCCTCCCCTAATGCTATAACTATTGTCATTAATAACACCTTGAGAAGCTAAAACAGCTCTTGATGAGCCGTCACCTTTAGTATGAGAGTCATTTGAGGCAATAACAGCTTGTCTTGAAGCTTCAGTTGAAGATCCACCAGAGGAAGCAATAACTGCATTACGTGGCCCTTTTGTTTTACAACCACCTGTTGTAGCAATGATAGCGCTCGTACTGTCTAACGGGTGTCCTGAAGTGGATGCAGCTCTAAAGCCACCTTTAACATTGTTTGGTACAACAGAATACTTTTCACCGCCTAAAATTGCAGCATCAGTGTATCCGTAGGCTCTGACAAACAACAAATTTGCTTGCGTATTCGGGGATGTGATACCAGTTGTACCACCCTTTGTGTGTAGGAGAGCATTTGATAAATTAATATTGTACACACCGCCACCAAGAACCACGCCAACTGGAGCTGAATCATGAATCATTAGATTACTAATCATTACATCATCAGTTCTTTGATCTCCACCTACTACGTGTAAATCACAGGTTGCTTTCGCAAACCCTGTTATAGTCATACCATTGACTGTGATCTTACGGCTTTTAAATTGGAAAGACACAATAGGATTGTCTTTATAGTCATAATCAGGGTCTCCTTCTGCCCTGAATCCATGAATATCTACTCGCTGATATGCAGAAACGTCCAATGCCCTTGGGGTAATTCCCTCATACAAACTATTGAATACAGGCTGAATTGCTGTACAGTCTATCAGCGCTACATCTCTTGCTGTATCACTCCACGGATCCTCTGCTTTGTGGTGCCCGATATGACGCAAATCATAAGAACGGACGTCACGAAAAGAAACATGATTGATGATATGGACATTTCTTGATGCTGGCCATTCTTTATGAGCCTTAACTTCTACACCTCTAATGTTTCCAGATGTAAAGTTACCCGTTAACCATACGTTTTTAGAACCATCATCAACTTCAATCCCATTTGAGTTAGACGATCCCTTATCATGTGCTTCACCTGATGGATTGGTGCAGTGACAGTTATTAATGAAAATGTATTCGCTGTAGTGAGTCGTAATCCCATCGTCACCATAGTTAGAAGCTCTACAATTATCTATCCAGACGTATTTACATCCCTGTGCTGTGTAATCAGGCTCCTTGGCTGCGTCATGATTATAAGACGGAGCTGTAATATCAAAGCCATGTAAGCCCGCATTGATTGAATTACAATTCTTGATCCATAAGTATTTAGTATTGGCGAATGTTACACAGCTTGATTGTATTCCGCCTTGTGCTCTTAATCCGCCTTGTCGGTCTTTATTCCAGTCAAACGTAATCCCCTTTACATAAATACCCTCGTTCCCAGCTTGATGATCTCTATTTGTAAGCAATATTGCTCCTGCTGGAGCGTCATCAGGCATTTTAAGATAGGTGATATCTTCTCCTTCGCCAATCAAACGACAGTTAGAAGGGACTTCAATTTGACCAACATACGTACCAGGAGAAAAATGGACTTCAACATTCCCCTCACCAATTGCATCTTTAAATGCTTGCGTACAGTCTGTAACACCATCAGGAACAGCCCCAAAATCATCAACATGGACAATTCTATCCAACTTCTTTTTATAATAATTGCCATCATAAACAAATCTTCCTGAAGCTGTAGCAAAAGTCTTTCCATCAATAGCTGAAACTCTCAAATCAATAAGCTCATTTATGTTATGGTTATCACTATTTAGAATGAGGTTGTCAATTCTTGAAGTGACATATTTTAGTTTATCAGCTAAAGTGAATGCACCGTATGTGATTTGGTCGGCTGCGTGGGCTCCCCTCGCCTTTGCGTGGACTTTTAAAGCGTTCAAGCTTTGATTAATTCCTATTTCGGTCAATCTGGCGTTTTCATCTAATATTGAAAACATTTTTGATGTTGGATTAACTCCATGATTCTTATTTAAATAAACCAATAATTATTTCACCTCTATTTTTGTCCCACAATCAGGATTTTCACTTTTGAATCACTAGGCACTTCAGTTGGTTCTATTGATTTCCCACTCAGGTAAAATGTCATATTAAACTTAGAACCATCTTCGTCATCAATAGATATTGAAACACCTTTTTCCTTTAAAATTGATGAAGGTTCACAGGATACATATGTTACTTCATAATCCTCATCAGTATTTAAGGTTAGAAGCTTAGAAGACAACGACAAATAACCTTCACCAGAAATAAGCTCCCATTGACCATTAATGAATTGAATGGTATATGAAAAAGCTTCTCTTTCTGGTGAAGGCGTGTTGTGTATCTGTTCAACTTGTGCTTTAATAACCGATAATTGTGAATCAATATAGTTTTTGTTGTTGTTAATATACCTTTGCTGCTCTTTAAGTCGCTTCTTATCCTCTATTTGCCTGTCTTCCGGATCTTGTTCCCCACCATTGAAAGTAAGTTCAGCGCCTTCAGACAAATCTAAAGGATTGTAACTCATCCCTGTAACACGTATACTGTCCTCAAAAACAATACCGCTTTGAACATCAGCAAAAACTTGAATAGTGTCTCCTTTAATAATTTCATCTTCAATTCCTTCTAAAACAGTGTCAATGTATTCATCATAAGTTAAATTATAGCTTACGTTTGCATATGGATTGACTTTCTTTGCGAGTAATTTTTCCATGTCTTCTTTGTTAGTTATTGTGTCGTCGACTACGTCTTCAGCCCAAGAAGGCTTACCTTCAATTAAGTAATCTTTTTCCTCAGGATGTATGTATACTACAGGAGGAAATACGTATTTTTCATCATCGTTCTTAAATGACCTATAAACAGTAATGATATCCCCACGCAACAGGTACATTATGGGATCAGTTTTTTTTGTGTTAGGGTTGGCTGTATCCCTTCCTTTGAATGTGGCTGTAACTTTATAGTCTTTACTGTCCAAACCTCGGATAATATCAAATTCTTGTTCTGTTGGATTGGCATCTTTTTTATAAACAGAAATCGTTTTAGTTGTATCCCCTATTTTGAACTCCCATTTACCTCCCATTTTAGAAACAAGGGTTCTAAATTTAAACCCTGTACCATTAAACGAAAATGTAAACGTAGCTCCTTTTTTCTTGGTATAGTCTCCTTTTAAGGTATCGTCATACTCCCAGCTACCAGTTTTAGAGCTATATGTTATTGATTGATCACCTAAGATATCTTTATCTTCCTTCAATTTCCCAAACCCTTTAACCCTGGTTGTTGTATTATCTTCATTTACTGTGAATTGAAAGGTTTTCATATTGGAAGCTGAATCAAATTTTTTATTAATCACCCTGCCCATTTTTTTGTAGACATAGATAGTCGTGTTATCAGCATCTATTTCAATCCCATATGTGTTTATGATGTCATCCATGAGTTCAAGTGAAGATTTAGAACCGAAATTCTCAAGTTTTTGGGAAGCAATATTCTTTGCATCATCCATTAAAATAAATTTGAATCCACTATCCTTTAAAGCGAAAGATAGAGCTTCATTCAGGCTCTTTTTCCCTTGTATTGTACTTGTGATACGGTTCTTTCTTAAACGAAAAACATAGATATGAGTAGCCGTGACTTCTTTAGTGTATACATCACCTTCTACCTTAGGAGTTACACTGTTGATAAAATAGCGCTGAGATTTATGTTTTACTTCGTCTACAACAATGAAGTTCCTCCCAACCAAGGCGTTGAACGGGATCAAGTTGTTTTCATCTTGTTCAATTGTAAAGGAGATATCCTTTTTACCGTTAATGTCATCATTGAGTTTGGGATCAACATAACAAATTTCATATGATTTGTTTGTCAATCTGTCCAAGACAAACATTTGATTTATCTCGATCACCTCCTAAAGGTAATAAAAATGTGTTATGAATCTAATATCAGAATATGAAGCGTTCTTAATCGTGAAGACATTTCTTCCGGGCTCCAACGGAGGGAACCTCCCATTCTTCGTAGTAACTATGGTCGATCCATTTAAAATGTAATGTTCAAAAAGACTTAATTTATTTTTTTTGGATTGACTCCCTACAAGGGTTACACTTGTTCCATTTGTTTCATTAGCGATAATAATGTCTTTACCTTCTAAATACATTTCAACATTGTATTTAAAATTCATTGGATCTAATGTCTCGTCTCCAAGGTTATAGACAATGAATTTGTTTTTATTCTTAAATTTATAGACTGGATCGTCAATAAGTTCAACATTCATCCCAATATCCCAATGATTATCAATTAAATTTATGTTTTGAGAAGTATTGTAAAGTGATTCTGAGAGACCTTGAATTGCTGTTAATGTGATATCTACTGTTGCCCAAGGTTTATCCTCTTCCTGAACAACTGAAAACGTATCATCACATACAACCAACCATCTTTTATTTGGCTCGTAAGTGTATCCTACATAATAGGGATCTTTTCTTTTAAATAACCTGAATAAATCTCCCCTCAACAGGGAAAATTGTTCCGAATTGCTTACTGAGATATTTAATTTTACAGTTATCTTTCGTTCTTTAAATCTTCCTCTGTTCTTTTTCTTCGGCGTAATAATACCATTACGGAGAGGATGAGTCTTTGTTTTCCTTTCAAAGTCAGCTGATTCAGGTCTAAATGAGCTAAGTGAGACACCTCCAAGGCGCTCACTTAAAAATTTCTCATCTATAATAAGATCATATTCTTCCATCAATTCACCCCTGCTAACAATGCTTTTCTTCCATATCGTTTATTTGACCTTTGATCCATTTTCTTACCAATGGACTGTTCAAAATCAATCGCAACATGCATCCCCTCTTTAATAGAGTTATAAATACCTTTAAGGTAATTGATTTGTTGTTTAAGTTGATTTATCTGAACATCTTGCCTGCTTGTTATTGATTCAATCGAAGGTATACGGGGAGTATTAGAGGACGTATCTAGGCCTAAATCTTTACCTGCTTGTGCCCAGATTCCAATGTTTCGCTCTCTATATTTCGGATCGCTTGTAATTATGTGTTCATCGTAACCACGTTCATTTAACATCGCCAACTTAGAACCACCTGTTCCGGGTGAAGTTCCTCCTGATTCATATCCGACGTAACCTCCACCATTGGCCATTGATTTAAGTCCAGGATGATTCATAATTCCGCCATATCTACTATTGGTATAGTTAATTGCGGCAAGCACTTGGTGAACAGGATTCTTAATGTTTCCATATCCAGGCTCTTTATGAGCATTAAAGGTGCTTGGGATAAATTGCATTAACCCCTGTGACGGGTGTCCAGCTTTGGCGTTGCTGTCCCATAAGTTAATGGAATTGGGGTTACCGCCTGATTCCTGCATTGCTATCGTTTCTAAAGCACCTGCAAATTGAGAGCCTAATCCTTTGATTTTCAATGCTTCAGCTACCCATTTCTTAACTGCAGCTGTACCACCACCACCGAAAAATGTCCCAACTGTATCCATTAAACTGTCTATACCTGTCTTAGCTAGACCGCCTATTGCTTTTAATGGACTGCCGCTTATTTTTGTAAACCAATCAGGAACAATACTATCTGCAATACCAAACATTCCGGCTGCCTTATCCCATAGGAAACCAGCGCCTTTCATTATCCAGTCAAAATATTGTCCTACCCCTCCTTCATAGCCGGGAAAACCATGGCTTTTTAGAAGTCGCTCTGTTTGCTTATTCGGAAGGACTGAAGTACCTGGGTTTAAGTTGCGGAGCTCTGATCCTTTATTCCCCGATAGATATGTACCAACACCTGGCTCATGAATGAGCTCTCGCCCTTTCTCACCAACAATCGCTAAACCCCCAGAGTGACCCCTATTTGATGTACCACGAGCATAAGCACCCTTTTGAGCACCTCCTAATGAACGACCAGCTGTTTTAGGTGCTGATTTCTTAGACTCTTTTGGTTTTTCAGATTTATCTTCGCCAGAGAAAATCCCTTTAATCCAGCTCCATGCAGATCCAACCTTATCCATCATCATGTCCCAGCCGTTTTTAACATCCCCAGTTTCCTCATCAATTTCATCAGCATGTTCTCCGGCCTGTGCTTTAGCTTCTTTAACTACTTTCTTGTGCATATCTTTAGCTGCCTTAACAGAGTCGTCACGTTGCTTCTTGGCTTCCTTGATCATCTTATCTGCCTGTTCTTTACTTATTGATCCAGTCTCATCTCGCTCTCGGATAATGGCTGCGACAGTTTTATCATACTTCTTTTCAGCTTCTTTAACTGATCCATCACGGGCTTTAATACTATTTTTGATAGTATCTGCAGCTTGACGGGCTGTGATATTAGATGATTCGTTTTTCAATTTACCAAGAATGGCTTTTTGTTCAACTTCACTCTTACTCATCGTTTTAACAGCAGTTGTCATCATTTTGTTTTGAATAGAATTAATTTTCTCTTGTTCAGCCTTAGTTAATGATCGTTTTTCATTGCTTGCCTTATTTAAAATTGACTGAATTTGCTTTTGGTTTTTATCTACTTCTTTTGTCTGTTGACTTTGCTTTTGTTTAACATTGTTTAGAATTGAATCTTGTTCTTTTTTACTCAGTGATTTACTGGATTCCAAAAACGTTCCTAAGGCCTTGTAACTTTGATCCCCTTTAGTTTTGATACTTGTTTTGATTTTGTCTCCCATTTGATCAAAGTTTTTAGTGATATTATCAGCTGCTTCCTTGGATACTTTTTGACCTGACCAATTCAACTGATTTAATTGTTCAGTGGCTTTATCGTTTAGGTTTTTGTATGCAAGAACAGACTTTGTTGTAGATTCAGACACCTTATCCCCAAAACTATCTAGCGTAGGTATAGTGTCTTTTTGCATATGTTCATTGAGCTTTATACCAGCTTCAGTTAATAATGTAACACCGGTTATCGCTAAACCAACAGGGCCACCTAATGCACCCAAACCAAGCCTTAATAAACTAGCTCCTCTTGCAACTCCACCTAATCCACTTACTAGCCCTAGTGCTTTTCCTCCTAATCCACCAAATTTCCCTGCTGTTTGTGCAGCTTCTCCTGCCAGTCCTGATGCTGCTTGAGTAGCAGTTTTTGCTTTTCCACCAAACCCAGTAAGATGAGTAGCGGACTTTTTCGCGTTTTCTCCAAAACCAAATAAGCTTTTACCACCTTGGATTATCTCGGGTAAAAACGTTGTTGCTATACCTAAGACAGCTCCCCACTTACCGCCAAAAATAGTCATTGCTCCACCAGCTAAAAGTGAAGCACCTCTTAATTTCCCCATACCTTTTGTGGCACCATTGATTCGGGCATTTGCTCTTTCAACTCTGGATCCAGTTACAGTCGCAGCAGTTCCCAAGGCAGTCATCGAAGCGCTGGTAGTTGCTGATTGAGCACGATAACGCCCCATAGCAGCAATACCATTACTCATAGCGCCTGTAATGCTTCCTACCCCTCTTATCACTGCACCCAACGCAATTGTAAGAGGAGGAACAACAGCTGCTAACCCAGCAATGGCTATGACACTATTACGGCCAGCCGGAGACAGCCCATTCATCCAGTCGGTAAATTTATGAACTGCATCTGAAGCAACTTTAAAGCCTGGTTCAATTGTATCCAACATAACTTCGCCTAATGGAACCAAGGATGCTTGAAGCTCCCTGAAATCTTTGGCAGCACGATCGCTCAAGCTACTTTTTAATACTTTACCTGCTTTGTCTGTAGCACCTTCCACATTATTAAAGCTGTCAGTAACCTTAGCTAATGCGGATACACCTTTTTGTCCTAAGTCTTCAAATTGAGTTCCCATGATGGCTTGACCAAGTGTGTATGCCTTACTTTTGTTAGACATGCCATCAATATCTTTCATAATAGACGTGAATACTTCGTCTCCGCCTTTACCCGTCTTCTTAAATTCTTTGTAAAGGTTTTGAGTATGCTTGGACAAAGATTTCATTGCATCACCAGCAGAACCGTCAGATAAACGTATGTTCATTTCTTTAACTAAGTCACCGACTTTGTCTAACTGAAATGCACCTGTTTCTGCTCCTGCTTGAAAGATTGAGAACATCTTATTCACTGAGAAATCCGCTGCGGCAAATTGGTTTGAATATTCATTAATTGAGTCTAGGAACTCATCAGAATAATTCAACCCTCGTTGAAAACCTGTTGTAATTAAATCCATTGATTTGTCTACAGATAAGTTGTCAAAAGAGTTCTGCATTGAATTGATAGCCTTTGTGATGTCATTTCCTTCTTCATCAAAAGTCTCGGAAATCACCATCGTATTTTTGGCAACCTCTTTTGTAGTTTCAACTGAAGCTTTTTTTAAGGATTCAATATTATGTCTAACGTTTACAATTGCTGTTTCAGCATCATGTGTACTTTCTCCAAAACCCTGTGTCCAAATATTATTTGCAGCTTTTGAAACTTCTTTAGCTTCTTCACTTGTTAGCCCTAAAGCTGCTTGTATTCTCCCTGTAGATTTTTCAACATCACTTGCAGTTTTTATTGCTACTGCCCCAAGTGTTGTTAAAGGTGCTGTTAATCCAACAGAAGCTACCTTACCAACCTTACTTAAATTATCCCCAAGTTTATTGGCACTGTCTGAAAAATCACTTAGTGCTGCGGAAGTTTTCTTCCATTGAGATTGTTGATATTGTAATTCAGCAGTTGTGTCCTTTAACTGTCTTCCTAACTTGTTATAACGTGCTTGTGCAGTATTTAAAGCAGCTGCAGCTCGTAACGTTTCTTCTGAATACTCACCTTGCGTTTTTACTAATTCATCGTATCTTGCACGCAATTGTTGAACTTTTTGCCCCTGAAGCTGATACATCTTTCCCAGGTTTTCTTGCTTAGCTTTAAGCCCATCTAATGAGTTGCCAAAATCAGCAGTCTGGGAAGCAGTAAGCGTTAATTCACTTCTTACTGCAGCCATAGCTGCATTGATACCTTTTGCTCCTTGGATAACACCTGTGCCATCCATACCGACTGTAGCTACGAAACTTACTAATTCCTCTCTGTTTGCCACGCTTCCACCTCCCTAGAATACTTGATCAATCGGCACCTTTTTAACACTCTTCCATTTCTTTTTCCTTTGTTCAACTGGATCATTTTTCTTGTCTAAAAACTCAATGTAATCATATAGGAATTTGTAGTCCATTCTATGTAAACCTTCAATAGTTGATCCTTTACTCTCTACAAGAAGATCAGTAATTTCAAGCACTTGTTCTATTTGTTCATCAATGGTTAATTGTTTTGGTTTGTTTCCATTGCCTTTGCTATCAACTTTCCCAATTCATCAGCCTGCTTTGATTCCATTTCTTTAATTTCCTCACGTGTTGGATGATTTAATAGTCCAACATAAATAATGTCATAAAAAGTGTCTTTTGCTGTTAGAGCATTAAACCCTTTCTTTAATTCATCTTTTGTAAACTGCTTATCAAATGCCGCTGTGATGAGGGAAAAACGTTTATCAAGTAATTTGTCCATTTCTTCAACGTCATTAGCGTTTACCGTCGCAGCATACTTTTCTAATTCTAAGGCTTTTTTATGCAAAGTCAGTGGTACAAAATCCTGTGTAAATTCTTTATCTTCACCATTAATTCTCAATTTAATTTCAATCATCAAGTTTCCTCCTAATTAAAGAAGGCACCTCTATTAAAAGGTGCCATGAATATTTATTCTTGTGGTTCAATTATGTCTTTAGTTTTATCGAGTGAAGGGGCTTCAATTGCCCCTGTATCAGGGAGTAGTAGTCTTTTCATCTAATTTTTCCAGATCAAATACTTGATCAAAGAAAATTGGTGCAAATTGTGTAGCAAAATCTGCATCATCTGAGTCACCAACAATTTTAAATACTTTGTCATGCTTTCTGTTGACAAACGTACCTTCGATGTCAACTTCTTGGAATTCGGCTTTATCATTTCCTGTTTTCCATTCATCAGATGGTACAGTAAATTTTCCTTTAGTTAACCAAACGAGACGTTCGTTGCCGTTTTCTTTTTTACCTCTAAAGCCAATAGCCACATAAGGTGAGATGGCATCAGCTTTATAAGCAATAACCCCTTTTTTCAATTCATATCCTAAAATATCTGCTAATACATCTTGTGGAATTGCTGTGGTACCCATTGTTACCTTTGTATCACCGGTTTTCTGTTGGACAGCATGAGCACCATTATCTGCCCATTGTGTTGCAATATCGACTGAAGTATCAACCTTAATGTTTTGAAATGGACAAAATGGTTTTACTTCACCATAAGTTGGTTTTGCTGATTTTTCGTCAGTAATAAGTTTTGCATAAACTAAGTCTTCTGCACCTACAATTGAACTTGTAGTATATGTAGTATTTGTTGCCATTATTTTTCCTCCTGTAATTTTACTATTGCTTCGTAAGTCATTGCTTTTCGATAAGCGCCTGTGTTTTCCTCATAAAAAGGAGTCACCCCTGTTCTTTTGAACTTGAGTGACTTCATTAATTTATCTATTGCAGTTTGCATAGATGAGATATCATCCAATGTCCAAAAATCAACTTGGATAGGGATCTCACTTGCTATTGCTTTGTTATCTGCATAATTACTATCTACGTTATTTAACTCACAAACTCTAATGTGTGGGTAAGACATTGGGTTCCCCTCTGAATCTTCATCAGGAACAGTCTGCCTATAAATTCTGTCTCCTACTAAATCAGCAACAGCTTTATCATTCTCTAACGCTGATATCACTATTGCCTCCATATCAATCATAGACCCAGCCCCTTCAATAATTCTTGTCGCATCGCTTCTCTAATATCTTCTTTAGCTTTTCCCATGGCTCTCGACATAAAGGGATTAGGAGGTTGTTTGGATGTGCCTTTTTCAATAAACTTTGCTCTCCAGTTAGTGTCTTTACCTGGAGCAATAGCAACTTGACGTTTTCCACCAATCACCTCTACATCAAATACTTCGATATCATCCCTTATGTGCATGTGGTCTATATCAGAGACCGGCACTTCATTTTTCATTGATTTTTTCGCAACATTTCCACCAGCAAGTAAGACATTTTCTTCTACACTGTCGTACCTGTCTCCAATTTCTTTTATTTTTTTCTCAATATCCATATCACCTTCAATCTGTAAGAATGCGCCCATTAGACCACTTCCTTACATTGAAGGATAATACTTTTCTTAGTTTTTAGATCAGGCTTTATTAATTCAATTGTGTACATGATGCCTTCAAGCTCAACTTCATATCCACTTTTGATTTTCACGTTTCTTATGTAGGGTATCTTAATTAAAGTTGCATACTCTAAATGAGCAGCTGCTGCTTGGAGGAACATTTTTGCTGAAGTATCAATAACTTCAGCCCATGTTTTCGTTAAGAATTCTGTAGTTTTTATTGGGAATTTTGTCTTTGAATCTTTTTGATTTTGAACCTTATAAATAGATATTCTTGTATTAAACGTCGCTGGATTCATCTTCTTCACCACCACAAATTGCAGATTGAATAATTAAGGGGGTTATTGATGCTAATGCCTGGCCCATACTTTTCTCAGTCACTCTATATTCTGCAAAAATGCCGGCCACAAGGATGGTTAGATACTCATCCCCATGACCATCAGCGTTTTTTGTGTATTTTTCAGCTGCATTTAAATAAAACGAAAGAAGATCATCCTCGTCTTCATGTTCAATTTTAAGATGTCGCTTTAATTTATCCAGCAGCCTGTGCATCATTGTTCAACTCCATTTTGTAAACGGAAGGTTCAAATGGAGAATAAACAAGTTGACCATCATTTAGATTCCAGATTTTAAATCCGATGTGGTTTGTATCTGAATATTTTTCAACTAGTTTAGTAATTTCCATTGTGCCAATAACATCTTGAATGTGGAAATCAGAGAAATCACCAAAATACAGACGTGGAACATCTGGAGTATCACCATCTACATAATCAGAAACCTCCACAGGGAATCCAATTAAACGATAACCAAACCCATTTTCAATACCTTGATCTGTACGGAGCAGAGGGAATCCATCTGGAGTTTTCAATGTTTCAATATCTGTTAATGCTGCACGGTTAATCAACCAACGGGCATTCTTAAGCTTCTCAGTCGGCACTGTATTTTTGATCTTGACAAATTTATTGTACATGTCAGTTTCAGTTGTTTTGAAATCCACTGCTTTATTGATTAATGATCCTGGATTGTCAGTTGCACTAAACATAAACTCTGCTTCTTTACGAACATACATCTTCTTAAGTTCATCAATAACAACTTTTTCAACAGGCATATCTGTCATTTGAAGGAGCTTCTTGGTAACAATAATTAGAGCGTCTGTTTCGGAAGGGTTTAGGTAAACCTCATCAAAGCCAATATCTGATTGCGGAATTGGATTATCAAGGTTACGTTCATCTTTATGTCTAGAAGCTGTCCCTTTCTTAACAAGGATTGGGAAACCTTGATGACCTTTTGTAGTATGAGTAGTTCCTAATCTCCGTAATGGATTTTCTTGTTGTGCATATGTAATGATCTCTTTAGCAAGAAACTCTGGAACCAAGATGTTGCCAGCACCATTTTCAATACCTAATGCACGGGCTTCAGCTGGACTAATTCTATCAAGTAATAGGTTTGCAAATGCTTTTCGCTGTTCTTGTTCTTTAACATCTTTACGTTTTTGTGTTGTTAAACCCTTCATAATATTACCAACCATAGCATCCCGTTTTTCTCCTGATAAAACAGCACTACGTTGTTCTTCATCTCCCTTACTTTTTTGTTCTTGTTGTTCAGATTGCTCAGTTTCTTCTTTACCTTCATCTTTTTGTTCATCATCACCAGTTAGTTTATCTAACTCAGCTTTAACACTTTGCAATTCAGCAGTTAAATCTTCAATCTCTTTCTCTAGGGCTTCTACAGCTGATTCTTCAACCTTGTCACCTTCTAAATCTGAACGAATTTCCTGCATTCTTGCTTCAATTGTTTCTTTTCGTCTTTTTAGGATTTCTGTTAATTTCATTAATTTGTTGCCTCCTGTATTGTTTGGATTAATTTTTGTTTTTTCTTTCGTAGTTCATGATCTTTCTTAGCTTTTTTATAAATTTCTTCCCCTGAACGGAGGTGTGCTTCAGTATCTTCATAAGCTGGGATTGCTACAACACTAATTTCAAATAGTTCAACTTCCTTAATCGTCCTTACATTTGGCTGGGATTCGTAATCCCACTCCTCACTAACAATATTGAAGCCAAAACTACATTGGTTGATATCACCTCTCTTCATACTCTTTTTCAAATCCGAAACCCATTGAGTATCTGGAGGTGTCACTGTAAATTTAAGACCTTTTTCATCTTCTTCAAGTGATAAAGTCCCGCTCCTAGTACGTCCAAGAACGTAGTCCCAGTTATGATTAAACAATGCTCTGACATCTGATTGATTAGACAAAGCTTTTGAAAACGCTCCAGGAGCTATAACCTCAGTAAAATAACCCCCGATATCTGCAGGGCTATTAAAAACAGCCCCATAACCAGTAATCTGTGGGGCTGTTTCTCCTTCATTATTTTGTTGTCTTATTTCCAGCCCATTAATTTGAAAGGTTCTCTGTTCCTTCTTCAGAATTTTCACCTCCTTCCAAGGCTGATTCAGTTACTTTTTCTAACTTGTCAAGTCCGATTAAATCTTTACTTATGTAAAGCTTACTTGACTCTTCAGTTCCTAATCGTTCGAATCCAATCATTTCCCTCGAATCATCAGGAGTAGCAATTGAAGTTCGAACTAAATTGTAAGCAATGTCAGTTTTCTGCTTCATTCCAACGTAATCAAGCAAGTTATGCTTAAATTTCACTTTCAAATTGCTGTCTTTACCGAATAAAAGTATGCTTAAGTGTTCTTCAAAGTTTTTAAATATCGGTTTTAGGCAACTATTAAATAATTTCATCATTGCTTGTTCCATATCTTTTTGTTCCAACTTGTCCAACAAATCAATATCAAGTCCAAAATATTTGCCCAAGTCCTTTTTATAGACGTTTAGATATTTTAAAATCTTTTCATCATCAACCGGAGACTCTAATGCTTGAATATCATACCCTTTTCCAAGTGGAATCAACTTTGTTTTATTCGATGTAGGGATCTCTTCTAATTGGTTAAGAATGGCTTTAACTGTTTTATTCTGCATGGTATTTGTTGGAGTTAAATGAGCATCTAATTTAAGCAAAAATGCAATTAGACCGCCCTTCTTATACTTTTCAGTTAATGCACCTTCAGCATTCATTACACCTTCAAGTGTTTCTTTAGCTAATTCAAGAAGACCAACCCCATTAAGATGATTCAACCCAATATTTTTAATGTGACGAATCATGTAATTTGGGATTATTGAACCTGAATATGAAAAACATTCTGTTCCAGCTGCTGTTAATTCGTATTGTGTACCTTCCAGTATATGAAGTTGGTTTTTTTGGTCATCATAGAATGGAAATACGTCTCCTCTAAGCAAATACACATTGGTCAGAAGCTTTTTAAATTCAAATCCCGTTAAATAGTCGTTAGGATTATTAAGAGCTTTTAGAGCCTTTTGGCTTCTCCAATCGTTCACCGGCTTACCTGTATACTTATCCTCAACAATAAAGTCTGTCATGGCAATTTGGTCACTAATTAATTTCATTAAGTTATAGGTATCTGATGACTTTAAAATGTTGTCATCGTTAAGAAAATGCCCGTAGGTGAAGTAACTGCTTCCTTCTATATCGAAGCTACGTTTATTGCTAATTTTATTTAGAAAATTTCTTATTAATCCCACTAATTCACCTCCTTATCTATAAAGGTCGTCTAACATTTCGTCGTATTCGTCTTCATTAAAATCTGTAAGCATCATCATGGTTTCTTTGTGAGCTGCAAGGAATGCAGAAAAACCATCTATTTTATTTTTACTCTTATTTTTAGAAGGCCGTTTAAGTCCTTGAGAGTTTTTATCAGCGACTACGTTTTCGGTGCAATACACAAATAACGGGTTATCTGTTTTAATCCTCTCTTCATACATTAGAACTTCAACATCATCAAACGGTGAATTTAATACTGTTGAATATTGTTTAACCTCAACACATTCGACTCCCTCGTTCTCCAAGGCCTCAACTAGTTTCTCGGATAACGCAGGGTCTAAATTCACCTGGAGAACTTCATAATTTCTTGTACATTCAATTATGAAATCTTTAACCATATCCTGATCAATGGTTTTACCAGGGCACAACGTTAAAAAGCCCTTTTCGACCATTTGGCGATAAGGGATTCCTTCTAGCTTCTCTCTAGCTTCTAAATTATGCTCTGGAAGAAAATACATTTGCTTAACCTTTAGAATGGATTTTCCGCTTGAGTCATGCGTTGGGATATTGATTGAAACACAGGTTAAGTCAGTAGTCCTGGCCAAGTCTAAACCTAATACAGCTTGTTCACCAGACAAGTCGCCTAAATCAGTGATAAGTTCTCCTTTATCATCTTCAATCATTCGTTGAACGATATCCTTTTCGAAATATGTTCCAGTTGTTCTCACAAAAATGTTCAGATACTTTGACAGAAATTCATCCTTCCGCTCAGCGCTCATCTGTGCTGTTTTAAACTCACTTTCTACAAAGGTCGGTTGAACACTAATTCCCCAGTTTGGATTTACTTTTTCCCAAACCTTACGATCATCCCACTTATCACCTTTATCAGGCTCTGTTATGTAAGTGAAATAAGACACATCTTCGTCCTCTTCAGATTTATTGGTAAGCAAGCTTTTAGCATAATCATAAATCTGTAAACCAACTGAAGTCGTACCTTTACCGGCAGTTGAAATTATAAACATGAGTGGCTGTAAGCGTGAGCCCATTCCAGATTTCAATACGTCATACATATCTGCATTGTTTTGGGCGTGTACTTCATCGAGGAGAACAAAGTGAGGATTCTTACCGTCTAACCCTTGAGTATTTTTAGACAGAGGAAGAAGACTATTTTCAAATTTCTTATTATCAATCATGTATCTGTAATAAATAGCATTCACATGACCTTTTGGCCCTTTGTAAATCTGAGTATTCAATTTAAGATCAGGGCTGTTCTCAATTGTTGCAGCAATTTGTTTGGCAGCAATGTTTGCTTGTTCAGAATCAGTCGCAGCCGTAAAACACTCTGCACCTACTTCCCCGTCTGCATACATAGCATAAGTAGCAGCTCCGGCAGCTAAAACCGTTTTCCCATTTTTACGTGGAATTTGAACATATACCGTTCTAACAGCTCTCACTATATTTCCGAATTCATCTTCTCTATAAAAACCATAAATGTTTGTGAAGATGAATTTCTGCCATAATTCTAATTCAATTGGCTTTCCCGCTAATTTACCTTTAGAATGCTTACAGAATGTTTCTACAAAATCCATGACTTTATTGGCTTCATCAATATCTAACCATATGTCTGACCTTTTTTTCATTCTCTCATAGCGTTCAATTACCTTAATTACTGATTTGCAATGCCTTTTTTTATTCTTCAAGACATAGTCAACATACAAATCAGCGTAGTTCACACCCTTTTCAATCACTTATCAGACCCCCATTTCTTGTTGTAATTATGGAAGCCTTCTGACCTTTTTTGTTTATTAGCATCATCAGTATTCTTATTTTGGATTTTGGGTGTCAGTGATAGCTGTTCTAACAATTTTGCCTTTTTATCATTCCAATCTTTAACCTGCTGAGCTAAGGGATGCTTCATTTCATTAGTAGCCCCTGCTTTATTGGTATGAACAGAAGTAGCAGGAAAGCCTTCATCACGCCATTCTTCATACATTTGCGTGTAAATAACATGAGCATCCAGATAAGTTTCAATTAAAGAATCGAACTTAACAATGGATGCTCCTTCTTCTTCCAATATGGACACTATTCTTTTTTTCTCTTTTAATCGTATCTTGTTTAGTTTTTTTGTCCTTGCTGATTTTTGCTGTGGCGTTAGCTCATTCAAACTGACACCCCCCTTACAAATTTTTCACCTTTCGATACACAAGACTCCCCCTACGATATCCCCAAACTAAAAATATTTTTGAAAAATGGATGGGGGGGATTTAATTTTCGTTTCGTTTTCAATCTTCGCATGACATTTTGGACAAAGGAGAATTAAATTTTCCTCATCTAGTTTTAAACTCGGATCTTCTGATATTGGAATAACATGATGAACGTGTGCACTCTTTCCATAAGTGAATTTCTTACACTCTCTGCATCTAGCTCCATCACGTTGATAAATGTAATCCCTCATCCCTCGCCAAGCATCTGTCCTATAGAATGACTTATTAGCTGATTGGAACTTACCTTGTCTCTTCTTTTTTCTTTGATGATCCTTACAGTAATAGCTCCCATCTATAGCTAAGTTAACACAGCCATCTCTAATACAGTATCTCACTTTTCATCATCATTCTTTTCATCTTTCTTTTTAGCATCATCTTTCTTCTTTCCTGGTTTAAGGTTAGTGTTATTCTCAACAAACACACTGGCTTTCTTCTTACTATCCCAAACTAATTTTCCATGCGCTGTTTCAATTGTTACTTCACCTTTCGCTCCAAACTTTACACCCATTATTATTACACTCCTTTCCTTTTAGCTTGAACTCTTTGTAACTTTCTCTTTGAAATCACATCTTCGTATGAATAACCATCAGTATTATTTAAGTGTTTTCTATCTAAGAACAATAACTCACCAAGCCCATACTTGCTATCATCAAACTTCGGTGGGAAGTAAGACGTAGTGAAATCAAACTTAATACATGCTGCTCGTACAAAGTCTAAGCTCTCATCCAACTTCATCTCAAGCATGTCTTTTCTTTTATTAATCTCTTCAAGCTCTTTCTTAATTCTAGGTACATTTTCCTCAAGCTCATAACAAGCAATATCGAAAATCTTTTCTCTAAGTAAGTCCTTACCCATTACTCAACCTCTCCTTTATTAATTCTCTTACCACAAGCATAAGCGTCATTATTATAAACAGCTTCACGCTTACATTTTCCCATGGCATTAATAGTTGCTTCATTTAGATTACGCAGCGCTTGAACCGTTTGTGTTTTATCAGCAGTAATTCTTAAGTGATTTGTCCTCAAGTTAAATCCCATCCTTTACATCTTCATATTGTGTACCAAACAAACGTACTCCAATTGAATACTTTTTATCTGGGTCTTCCACTTTATCTAATAGTTCTAACGTTAAAATAAACTGATCTTCCTTAGAAAATAATATCTTTGGAATATTGAACAAAGCATATTTACAATTAGCTTCACCTAAATCTCTTATAGCTTCTTTTGTTTGTTCGGATTCATCATTGATTCTTAGGTAAAACTCTTTTCTCAAATCCATTATTTTATCTGCTACATCACTTAATTTCCTAGTCATTTGTTCACTCGCCTTTTCCTCATTCCATTTATCAAATAACTCAACTGGAATAGCATATTGTCCTGTATATTTCTTTCGTAAGATATACTCCTTATTTTTATTATCATAAAACCATGTATATCCTTTAAATTCTTCTTTGCTCATTGATACTCCGCCTTTTTTAAAGTACCAAGTTATAAACTCATAAGCGCTTTGCTCATCAATGTATGTATCTTCCCTCATATTCGCTTTTCCTCCCCTTTTTGCACACGATAAATTTTGTCTAACAGCGTCCATTGCCATTCATAAAAGTGTTTCCCATTTGCGATCTGACGGAATGAAATGTATTTCTTCTTATTATTCAAGAAAAACAATAAAACTAAGATAAACTTAAAAGGTGATTTTAGAGCCTTTATTCTATTCACTCTCCATTCAATGTCCTCCTAAAAATAAAAAGAGGATACCAATGTATCCCCACCCTGCATGTTGTTTTCTGTCCTTGTTTAGACATTTATAGTCGTTCGCGAATCGACTTCCATTTAATACGTTGCTTTTCTCGTTCATTCTTCTCGCCTTCACGCATCCCTCGCCAATAGCCCATAGAAGAGACTAGAGAAAGAATGGCACAGAACATCCCAAGCCTTAATCCTTCTAATAACAAACCACAGATAAAACACAATGCTGCCATAATAAGACAAGCAAGAGATTCAGCAATTAATCTACTCATTGTCAAATATCCTCCATATATTTTTCATGTAGAGATAGAGATTTACATTCCTCATATCTTTTTTGCTTAACATAAACTTCTCAAAATCACCTAGTTGCTCATTTTTGATTAGATACTCCCTAAATAACTGAACACTATCCCTAGATACGGCATCAAGCGATTCATACAAAGGTTTAAACATTATGTAGCACCATCTCAGCCTCCACCTTATGAGTTTTGTTGTTGATGATTGATTGAACCGTCTGAAACGCACATCCATAAACACTAGCCATTTGCTTGCAGAAAGCTAATTTTGCATCTTCCCAATATGTAAATGCTTCTCGGATTTCTTGTACTTCATCTTCAGTAAGTAATTTTCTCTGACTCATCTTCTCTCTAACACGCTTATCATATTGCAACGCCCGTGTAGTGAATTTAAGGTTAGCAAATGAATTGTTCGCTTTATTCATATCAATATGGTCAATTTCAAGGTTCTTCTCTCTCCAAAAGTCTTTAGTGACTTCACATGCAGCCATCATAACAATTTCGTGCATGTAATAAGGTTTTCTTTTCCCATCATCGGATTTTAGTCCTGTCATTACATATCCAATATCGTTTGGTTGTGGGTTTAACCATTTATTCGTAACGGTGCTATACACTTTCCCTTCTTCGATATCACAGAAATATTTTGTATGCCCAGGTACAACCTTTAAATTTCTTAAATCAACCTTCTCTGAAACTTTAATCAAATTTGTTTTCCTCCAATAATTTTAATTTGTGTACAAGCAGAAAAAGCCCTTCAACCTATAAAGGCGGGCTTAATCTCTCGCATCATCTCAACTAAAATTCAATTGGAGAGGTGTCATCACGACATGCTCATAGTTCCAATTTCCATTCACCCATTAAAAATTAATGAGTCAATGCAGATTAGAATTGTTGATTTAATCATCTTAAGTTATAATCAAAGTTAAAAATGGCGTAAGTATGCTTAAAATTAGAATAAACGAGTGGGATTAAGACTGTTTAAAGGTTTCCCTTCCCACTGAAACGTTCCTTTCCTCCAATGCTCATGTGCACCTGAACACCTTTGGCGGTCTGCAACTACCCAATTGAAAAGCTTAAGGGAGATAGCGTACCGATCTATTGACCAATACGCTGGAGAATAAAAGGAGAAATGTATTTGAACTGGAGGTCATAGTAACCCTTCATGTGTAAATTAAGCTTTCGACCTCCCTTAAGCTTTCCCTTATGACGTTTATCTCTGAAACACGGTTGAACCCAGTCACATCAAGGCTTCAAACCACCTTCTTCACTAAACTTTTTTCGGCAAAACTGCTATATCGCTTACCAGGCAAGGGATTGACGGGTTTCTAAAAGCGGTAGCAGACTATGTTCCCTTATGACGATTATCCAAAAAAGTGCTATAACATCAGTAATGACAAGGCTTCAAGCAACCTTTTCATAACTACAAAATTCGATGAATCTTCTCTATCCCTTGGGGGAGTAAGGCTCAGGGCACTTTCTATTTCGCTACCAGTTGTTTTCTTTTGCTATTCCCTTATGGCGATTATCTCTAAAGGGGCTTTCAGACCAGTCATATCAAGGGTTCAAGGCACTTTTTTTGTTAAACTTTTTCCGGTAAAATCGCTGTATCCCTTGGGGGAGTAAGGCTCAGAGCACTTTTATTACCGTTACATTCATTTCTCTCCCTTATGGCGATTATCTCCCGAACCCCCTTCAGCCCTTACGGGGCAAGGGCTCAGGGCACTTTTTCCAGCAATATTTTTCCGGAAAAATCGCCGTACCCCTTGGCGGAGTAAGGGCGAATGCAGTTTCTATTTTTCCTCTTTTGATTTTTCAATTCCCATTAAATCCATTTATTGTATATTTTGTTGCTATACTTATTCATTCCCTTATGACAATTATCTCGAAATCACCCACGAGCCTATATGTGACAATGGTTCACGGCTCTTTTGCAGCTCATCTTTTTTCGGTAAATCTGCTACACCTGTTGGGAGAGTAGGGTTCATGACACTTTCTAAATGCTAACAGAATCTATTTCCCTTATGGCGATTATCTTTTTTAAAGGATTAATGCTCCAAACGCTTGTGGCACAAGAGAAACAAGAGCGTTGGAATAAATAAGAGTACAAACTCAAGCGGAATTTCTCTTCTTCATCCCCTTAAGGCGATTATCTCATAAATAGCCATGAAGTCAGATGTACCAAGGGCTAGAGATACTTTTTTGTTGAATTTTTTTCGGTTAAATTCGCTGTACACCGCACCACGTAAGGCGTGAGAGCTGTTTCTATTTCGTCATTTTCGTTATCCACTCTGATAAATGACGTCCTGTTTTCCTCTGTACCATAACTAGAAAATTTATAAATGTCCTTCAAACCCTTATGTATCAAGGACTTCAGCGTTTTTCTATTTTATTAACATTTTTATCCCTCTACCATAACTAAAAAATAAATAACAGGCTTCAAAACCCTTACCAGTCAACAATTTCAGCGTTTTTCTATTTTTCTTCCTTTGTTCCCTTAAGGCATTTATCTCATAAACCCTTGTGAAGTCACGTGTACCAATGGGTCAAGCCACCTTTTCACAACTATAAAATTCGGAAGAAATGCTATACCCCTTGATATACGTGACTTCAGACCACTTTCTATTTTCCTAAAATGTAAAACCATATCATTTGGGGATATACACAATAAGAGTATATATTTATTATTTTATTTATTATAAATATATATATTAATAGTGTAATACTTATTAAGTGTATCCCCATTTCGTATGGTTTTACATTTGGACTGTTGAAGAACTCAATGACACGCATCACCCCATTCAGACACCATATCATCGCTTCTGAGAGTCTTAAATATGTTTCGAGTGTATTAGGTATCCAATTAGATAAAACCCCACAGAAACAATTCTGGAGCTATATAGATATCATTGACATTAATATCAAGTAAATTAAAAACATTATCCATCGTGCAGGACAGCTTGCTGGACAAACCGGACGTAAAGCGCTCTTCTTTACGGACGTATATCTATAACTGTTTATAAATTTATTTCTGGTTCTCCTTAAGACTTAGGCTCTGAAACCGTTGATATGACTGACTTATTTTTAAAGTTTAAGAGGTTTGTTCTATTACCCATGTGTAGATGAGGTACTTTAACATCTCATTTACAGAGATAGGTGAAGACCTTGGGATGCTGACAAACGCTTAACCCAGCTACGCTGTCTTAATCGTTTTTTGTCTGCACCATCCCAAACCCTTCACAGACGATCAGATGATCTATCTTTTTTATTTAATTATTACCCCTCTTCCCCTTTGAGAGACACCCCCTTCAAACCCTTGGGACAGTTGACTTTTTTTTATGATTTATTGCTTTATTTGCAATAAGGGTTAATTTCCATCACAGTTTTGACTGCATCATTCACTCTAATCATCTTATTTTATTTATTAAATTATTTACATCTTTTGTTCTACGAGAGACACCCCAAAAAGCCAGTAATATCAATGGTTTCAGAAACCGTTTATTGCTTTTATTTTCACAGCAGTCATTAATCCGAATAAAGATTTTTTCAAAAAAGTGATTTGTTACAATGTTAAGCCTGCAACAATGAATAGAGAGAGACACACTCAAATGTCTCTAAATACAAAATGAAGTGAGGTATTGTAAATGGAAATGTATGAAGGTTTTAAATTACGTGAAACTTGGAAAAAGAAAGGTGACCAACCTTGTGATCACGCATGGGAAGTTGAGTATCACAATGGCGGCAAAACAGGTGATTATGTATGCTGGAAATGCGGTACATCAGAATTCAAACCCACAATTGACAACAGGAACAAATAAAAAGAGGACGGGGAATCATCTCCCTGTCCTTTTCATTCGATTAATCTCCCTTATTTTGCGCCTACGTGCAATCTTCTCGTTAACACGTCTAACGTTCCTCAGAAACCGTTTAGCGTCCCCTCCTGATACAATAGGTCTGTCTCTATACACTTGTCCCCTCCTTATCATTTGCCCACCACTTATAAGACAGATAACAAGTTAAAATCCATCCTACAATTAATAAAGGATGATAGTTAGTACTAGGACAAATATTAACCAAAATCGTGTCTGATACTATAAAGGCAGGCAGAACTAAGACTGTTGTTAACATGACTTTAAGTAAGTTATCCACTTTTCCTTCTCCTTTTAAAAAAGACTCATCCATTTTGAACGAGTCGGTTTCTATGATTATCTATTCTGCAATAATTTTCTGTATTTCTCTTTTATCTAACTCCTTCATAAAATAAGCTAATTCCATCAGGGTTTTTCCACCTCTTCGCTTAAATATGTTCTGTGAAAAATACTCGGCTACTTCATCTTTTATAATAGGTGTATTTTTATTGTTCTCCATCATCAGCCTCCACTTATTTTATTTTTATTCTAAAAATATGTATGTTACTTTGACTTATTAATTAAATTAGCTATGTAGTCCGCACCTTTAGGAGTAACAAGTGTAACTGGTTTATTTCCCACTGGTGTAGTTCTTGCAATTACTTTGAAATAGCCACGATTCACATATGTCTGATATGGCTGATTGTCCTTCATTAAAAGCTTCTTGTCTCTTAAAAAGATAAACAACTTGTTTTGACCAAGCCCTTTAATATTAAGAGCCTTGGCGAGCGTCCCAACCTTCATAAGTCCATCAGCGTCTAAGAATTGACGATACTTGTCAACGATAGGCTGATACTCAGTTACTTTCTTCTCTAATGCTTGTGACTTGTCCTGAAGCTTATTTACATTTACAAAGAGGTGTTTAACAGCTGTTTTCTGATGATCCTCTAACTCTCCAAAGTACGTATTAACCATCATGTCAGCATTGGCAACATATCCACCAGTCTTACGAATTGTTTTCAGGATCTTCTTTACTTCCTTCTTAAATTCCTTGGCAATTGGCTTACGGGATTGCATTAAGACTTCGTAAAGTCCATCTTCAGTTAAATAAAGTTTGCTCCCACCACTATTACCATTAGTAATAGTTACTTTTTCATCGGATTCAACTGTTGAAACCATTTTTGAAACATTGTAGTAGCCTTGGCTGGTTTTTGAATATTCTACCCACTCAGCAACATCTTTAGCTAAGAATAACGGCTCTTCATATGTTCCGTAAATTTTAAATTCGTGTCCAAGTAATTCTCTTTGATCAATGATTTGTAGCTGCTTATCCTCTTTTTCCTCAAGCATTGCACCTAGTAATAACTCATGATCTCCTGTAATTCCTGTGTAACTGTCAGCATTGTAAATTGTCAAATAACATTTCTCCTTTTATTCACTTATTTTATTTTTACTCTAAAAAGTTTTAAAAAAGTAGGAAAGCCATTTAAGACTTTCCCCTATGTAGCTACTACTTAGCCACGTCCAATTGTTGCAACTTTAAACACAGTATCTTGCCCTGCAGCAACGTCTTTAACTGCCTGATTCGTAGCATATCCTGCAACAAATAGAGCAACAGCGCCAGCAGCTAATCCAAGTTTAATTTTCATTGACATATCCTCACCTCCTTTCAAGTTTCCACGTGGAAACATTTAAATAGTCAATTAAACTGTGATTAATTCAAGAAGAGCCTTATTCTCTCCTAATCTTTCAAGCTCATCCAAAGGCAACTTAATGCAGAATGTATCATCTGATTCTTTAAAATATCTCACAGACTTAAAGAAATACTCCTTACTGTCTGTACAAAGCCCCTTATAAAAGAAGTGAAAGGCTAAGATATTTTTGTTCTGCTCTCTATTCTCCAGGCTTTCAAGGATCCTAAGTGCTTCACTCTTTTTGCCTTGTTTGATTAGCGAGAAGACCACTCCTTGCTGTTCTCCAACCTCTTCAGAATCATGATCAAGGAACTCATTTTCTACTCCGTAGTAATTTTCCAAGAAAGATAATGAGCGTCTAAGCTCTTTATAATGAAATTTACCTTCTTCTGTAAAATTCAAACCATGCATAAAGCTTTGCTTAGCTGCTTCATAGTCTGAAAATAAAAGGGTGTTTCCATGAATTAAATAGCCACTTGCAAAGAAATTGTCCGAAATAGCACAGTTAATTGTTAAACCAGCATATAGCTGAGCCTTCTTTAAATCACCGATGCCTAATTCAGCATTAGCTAACATACTTAGCAGTCTGCAACGATACGATGATTTGATGTAGCTTTCTTCTTCAATAATGTCCAGGTCAATTTCATTTCCAACCTCGTACATCAAACGGTATTCTGCAGTCTGTAAACATATAGGGAGAATCATTAAACGTGAAAATACTTTACACTCTGGGGTTTTCAAGTCCATCTTTCCAAACTTTCGTGAAGCTTCAATTCTGTTTATTTCACCTTTCTGAAGCTGTCTATGTATTTGATATACATTTCCAAATTCATTTAGAATTGGATCTATAGAGTAACGGAACTTTTCAATAATACAGTCCATTTCTTCATAATTTTCATTCAAGTCTGCTTGTTCCAAGAGTCTGACTTTTTTGAGTGTGCTTTGTCTGTTTTCATCTTTTAATAGTTTCATTTGTAAATTCCCCCTACCGGCTAATAAATCATCCTTATTTTTTATTTTTGTCTCTATTAACAATATACTCCAGACAAGTGTTTCAGTCAATGAATTTATTTTATTTTTATTCTTATTTTTCACTTTTATATTCGAGAAAATGGTGTTAACATTGGTTTAAGAGTAAAAATAAAATAACTTAGGACGGGAATATCACCAGTAAATGGAGATATTTTCGAGACACATGTCAAATTGTCATCTCCCTATATTCATTTTAGGGATAAAAATAAAATAAGAGGAGTTGGATGGATGACAGAATCTATTAGGCTGCAGGCAGAACAATACATGGAACAGAATATTGAAAGACTGAATTCTTTCTTTCGGGATATTAGGAACAATACGATTGATACCCCACCGTCAAACACTGTTCGAATTAAAAAGCGAACATTCTTAGGAGAATTTAAATTAGAGGATTACATAGATAAGCAGTTTAAGAGTTACCTGCAGAGCGAACGCCTTTAAAAGTTTACACTAAGCATGGATACATATTTAGATACTATTGAAAAAGCACTTGCCATCAAGTATATTGATCGGTGAGTGCTTTTATTTGGAAATAGGAGGGATTCAATGAAAACCTGCATATACGCCAGGAGATCAACTTTAAAGCAAGGACAGGCTGAAACGATTGAGAATCAAATAAAAATATGTGAGCGCAAAGCAAAAGAATTAGGCCTCACTATAGTGGATATTAAAACCGATTCTGCTTCTGGTACAGACGATAACAATAGACCCGAAGTTAAAGAATTACTTAAAGGTGCAATTAATAAAGAGTATGATTGTGTAATCATGAAAGGTATCAGCCGTATTTATAGGAAGACTAGTAAAGGTTTAGAGCTTATTGAGAAATTAGATAGGCATGGTGTCAGGGTTATTACTGTAGAGGAACACTTTGATTCTCATGCAAGAGAAAATAGAAATGGTATAGGGAACTTGGATACATCAAGAATAACCATGTATTTAATGTTCGCTGAAAAAGAGTCTCAGAAGCTCGCTGAACGGATTAAATTCACTCAGATAGAAAAGGCTTATGCCGGTGAATGGAATCAAGCCAGCAACGCTCCAATTGGATATACGTATGACTCTACAACAAAGAAACTAAATATTGATAATTCGAAGTCGTATGTTGTAAGAAAGATTTTCAAACTATATGAGCAAGGCATGGGAATGAAAGCGATAGCCCATTACTTAAACGGTGATAATCCCGACAAAAAAACTTATCCATCAAGCAAAGGTGGTCGATGGAGTGAGTACACAGTTGGCTATATTCTTAAAAATAGAGCATATGTAGGCGATGTTGTATACAACAAGAGGAGCAAGAAAGAACGCCCTTATAAAGCTCCTGAAGCGTTAGGAAAGACATCTGATGATATATGTATCATAAACGACTACAACAAAGAGGAAGACTGGATAATCGCTGAAAATGCACATGAACCTTTAATTGAAAGGGAACTCTTTGATAAGATTCAAACTATGATCAGTACAAAATCAAGAAGAAAAGGTATTCGTTCTAATACATCTCTATTCGCAGGAATAGCCAAGTGTGCTAAATGTGGGACAGGTATGACATTTAAAAGAGGGCGTAAAAACTCTTTAGGACAGGTTGTAAGCAAAGACAATTACTACTGTATGAACTATATTCGCTATGGAAAACAGTATTGTGACTCACATCATGTGGGAGCCAGAGAGCTACAGGAAGCGATATTTAGTGATTTAGAGCATATCTTGAATAGCAAAGACAAACTTCAAAGGGTTCTTGATAAAAATAAAATTGTAATGAGCCTGGATGAGAAGAAAGCTAAAGAAAGAATTGTCGGTATCCAAAAAGAAATGGATAGTCTTATCAAAAAGATGGACAAGCTTCTTGAAAAAAACTTAGCAGGTGATATCTCAGACACTCAGTATAAAACTTTCAATGAGAAATATTCAGCAGAGCTTGATAATCTAACTGAAGAGCTTAAAAAAGCTAGATTAACAATTGCCAACATGTCAGAACAGGCTGATAACGAAATGAGGTTTCGGCAAAAACTAAGCAACGCTATTGGGATTAGAAATAGGGCTATTGAAGAGCAGCGTCACATCTTGCTAGGCTTAATTGATTCTATTGTGATCAACGGAAATGACATTGAAGACATTGTTTATAAATTTGAGAGGGTGGATTGA